TCTTGGTTTTGTTATGAAAATGATTTCGGTCAGGGTGGATTGGAAGCATGGGATGAAAATAAGAATCCTATCTGTCATAGTTTTGAATCATTGTGGGAATATCTAGAACAAAAAAGAAAATAAATTTATGGAATTAATTTCGACACCCATAATTGGTGGATATTTATTTTCGTAATTAAAAAACTGTTTGCTTGGTTGGATATATAAAAATAAAAATGCCAATAGTTTATATAACCACAAACATATTTAATGGTAAGAAGTACATAGGTGTGGATTCGAAGAACAATCCGGATTATCTGGGGTCCGGTAAATACCTAAATAGGGCCATAACCAAATACGGGAGGGATAATTTTATAAAGGAAATCTTGTTTGAAAGCGAAGATATTGATCAAGTATATTTAAAAGAAAAAGAAATAATACAGTCTTTAAGTGCTGACATATCTGATGAATACTATAATATTCATGAGGGAGGAAAGGGAGGCTGGAAAAACATTAAATGTGATGGTGAAAACAATGGCATGCATGGCCGATCGGTAAGAGATATTTTTATTAAAAAATATGGCGACGTTTTGGGTAATGAAAAATATAACCAAACCAGAAGGATTGCGGGAATAAAAACCTCCGCTTCACTAAAGGGAGTAACCAAAAGTAAAGAGCATTGTGAAAAATTATCATTATCGAAAAAAGAATATTTTAAGAATGAAACACCAGAGCAGAAAAAATTCAGATGTGAAACAACTAGATTAGCCATGAAAAATGCAAACATAGTTAGAGATGACGAATACAAGAAAAAAATGAAGGAATCAATAAAAAATGCAGTTCATTTAATAAATAAAAAATTTGCATGTGAACATTGCGGAATAATTACGAATAGGGGTAATCTAAAAAGATGGCATAATAATAACTGTAAACAAAGATAGAATGGAATTAATTTCGACTCATCCGATTAAGAAATCTGATTTAGGGTTTCACGGTAATCTTTTCGGGGGTCGCCTCCTAGCATGGATGGATGCAGCAGCAGCTGCCTATACAATGCAAGTGGCTGACTCCCCTAGGATGGTTACTGTACTGATTGAGAAATGTGTTTTTAAAAAACCTGCTAAAGAAGGCCAATTAATTAAAGTTTACGGTGAGGTTGTAAAAATTGGAAATACCTCAGTTACGCTTTACATGGAAGCAAGGTCACACAACGTGTATTCAGGAACACAATCAACGATTCTGTCCACAAATATGAAATTTGTAAGGATAGATGAAAATGGTGATCCAATTCCCATATCAGATAAAGTGAAACAAAAACATTCTGATCCAAATATTGATACCAAATTCGGGAAACAATCATAATATAATCCATAAAACATATTGATAATATAATATTTCATTCTAAATATTATTATTGAATTAAAAAATGGTACACTTCTTAAAAAATAAAAAAAATAAAACCATCATCGAATGTGAATCAATGGATGATGATCTTTTTTCTTCCATATACTTAATCAATTATACAAATGATTTTTTGGAATACTATAATTTAGATAAGGAAAAAGCAAATGATTTTCTGAATGAAATATGCGATTTAGATAGCATTAGAAATTTGTGGTGGGAATCAAACTATGATAATAAAAATTGGGATGATGTTGATCATTTCATCAGTGAAAGATATAAAAAATCATCCGGAAAATTTGATCTGAATTATTCCAAAAAAGACTAAAAAATTATGAAAAATAAGAAAAAAACAAAATGTTTAAATTGGACTATGATTATAACCTGGAGTATAATTTTTTATATTTCTATTAGATTAGGATCTTGGGCTTATTCGTTATTCAGATAGCATTTAATTTCTATCGGGGAATAGAGGATCAGGTTCAACGTTGGAATTTTTTTTATTTTTTAGATATTCCATAGCTGTTAAACCTATCTGATCGATCATATTTGGAATTTTATAGGGTGAATTTTTATCCTCTCCCTGAAGATTTTGAGATAGATGCGGATTCATCGCTTCCAATCTTCTAATTATGTTTTCCATATATTCTTTAGATGGTTTCATATAGTTTAATCTAATTTTTAATTTTATATATTTACAATAAAAAAATAATATGGGCAAAAAAATAACAAGATCCCGGGAAATTGAGGATATGGCTTTATCAGGAATGTACATCTCTGATAGGGATAATGAATTTATGGATACTGGAAATAAAAAAAATTATTCTCAGTGGAAAATAATAGGCGATGGTAGTTTTTCCCCAAACCCTCCCACCGTTTTAAAACTTGAATCTGGACTATATGAGCCCTTTTATATAAATAGGGATCAAACCTGGGGACTAAAAAAACTCTCAATAAACACGGACGAATTATATGAACTCCCAACGGAAGAGATTTCTAATATATTGGATGATCTCAAAAAATTCTGGTCAAGAGCGGAAACCTATAAAAAATACAAACTTATGCATAAAAGAGGAATTCTACTCTATGGTGATCCAGGATGTGGAAAATCAGGAATTCTTCAACTTTGCATGAAATATATTATAGAAAATTTTGAAGGCCTTGTAATAAATATAAAAGATGACGAATCTGTTAGAGGATACATGGATCTTATCGAAAATATGAGGGAGGTTGAACCGGAAAGACCCCTTGTTGTTATAATCGAGGATATAGACGCTATTGCTGATGAGGGAAGCTATGTAACTTCCCAGCTTTTAAATATGCTTGATGGTATAAAACAAATAGAAAATGTAACATACATAGCAACAACAAACTATCCAGAAAAACTAGAGGAGAGGATTACTAATAGACCATCCAGATTTGACCGCAGATACTATGTATCCCCACCCGCTAAGCAAGTTAGATTATCTTATCTTAAAAATAAAGCACAAAGTGTGGATCCTATTCCTGAAATAGATTATGATAAATGGGTGAATGACACGGAAGGAATGTCAATTTCTCATCTAAAAGAATTATTTATTTCTGTTATTGTAATGGAAAATGATTACGAGAGCTCAATAAAATCACTCAAAGATCTTAAAAAATCACCCAGGGGTAAAGGACAGAAGGATGTTGGATTTAAAAATTAAAAATAAATTATAAACCACGAATTTCTAATTTGGTTCATTATTCTGGATATATAAAATAAAACATTTCCAACATGAGGAACATAATTAATTTTAAGGATTTTCACGATTTAAACGAGTCTTCTTCACCAAAACAAAATATAATAGTTGGTGATTCACAGGTTCCATTCATAGCCAGAAACACTAAAAATGCTTCCACTCTTACAAAAGAGGGCTCAGTTGAGGGTTTATGGAAGGGAGGAATGGGAATAGATTGGTTAAAATCCGCACTAAAAGTTAGAAATCCAGATAAGAATATATTGAATGTTATTGTTTGTATAGGAACCAATGGTGGTTTTAATATACAAAGAAGTGATATAGATGGATTATATAACGAACTCAGAAGATGTTTTCCTTCAGCCTCTTTGATTTTTGTAAAAGGATCTTGGGGCTGGGGAGGAAATAAAAACGTTACCACTGAAAAGGTAAATGCTTTCTACGATAAGTTTAAAAATTTAGGAGGATTTATTTTGGAGACTCCTATAGGTAAGGTGAATGATCCACATGGGAATCTGCCAGTTTACAAACAAATTGGTAGGGAAATTGATGACTTAATCACGGCGGGATTACCCGCATCCAAATCTAATGCTGAGGAAGTAAAAAATGATGCAAGCTATTCAAAACCAGAAAAAGCATCAAATGTATCAAAGCGTTTGCTAGGACCAGGAGAATATACAACATCGGAAAGTGATCCATATATCTATAAAGTTATGAATGGAATGTGGTACACTAAAGGAAATACATTAAAAAATTGGGTTTCGCTTCAGGGGAATAAAAAAGCATTGGATATACTTGATAATCAATTTCCAGAGGCTAGATAATCAAAAACAATAATAAATTAAAATAACTTTATGTCAGAATTAAAAATGATGGACTTTTTCGCCAAATGGTGTGGTCCCTGCAGAACTTTATCACCAACTATAGATTCACTCAAGGAAGAATATGAAAATAGTGGTATTACTAATCTGAAAATTTTAAAAATAGATGTGGATCAAGAGACAGATCTTGCACAAAAATATAATATCAGAAGTATTCCAACTATAATTTTTGAGAGGGATGGAGAAGTTCTTGAAAGAGTACAAGGAATACAATCGAAGGAATCACTTAAATCAAAGATTCAAAATTATTTAGAACAATAAAAAAATCCGAGTCTAAGCTCGGATTTTTTATCTTTTCTTGCCCTGTCCTTTATAACCTTTTTTATAGTTTTTAGATTTCAAATTTTTTGAGGTTTTGCTTTTTGCGTGTCTCCTACATTTTTTTCTTGGTTTAGCAATAAAAACTGAAATTGAGGATGATTTAGGTTTTGCCATTTTTGCTTTATATATCGAATAAATCATCTAATTTATTAGAGATATATACATATGATTGCCAAGAATTTGGTGATTTAAAAAAATAAAAAAATATGAATAAAGAACAAATTACAAGTTTAGTCCGTCATTTATTATCAATAATTGGTGGATATTTAGCCATGAAGGGAATTACTGATTCGGTAATGATCGAAACTGGCAGTGGTGTAGTAATGGGATTAGTTTCCCTATACTGGAGTATTAAGGAGAAAAGCGCAACCGCGGACATGTTAGCTGGTGTTATAAGACAAACATTATCATTTGCCGGCGGATTTCTGATTAATTTTCTTAATTTAACGATTGAGGAATGGCAATTTTGGGCGGGTACATTAGTTTCGCTAGTTCCTTATTTATTTAAACCTGGTAACCTTGGTTCGAGTAAATAATTAAGTACATCAATTAAAAAGGCTAGATTTAAATCTAGCCTTTTTTTATTATATATATGGTGGATATTTCTACCTATATTGATTCATCCTCTTCGGCTTTTGAACCTTTCTTAGAGGTTATATATTTATCCACTGAAGCAATACCAAATGATCCCAGAGTGATAACCATAAATCCATCAAATATAAATTCATTAATAGGCATTTGTTTACCGTGGAAGCCTGTCCAAATATCTACAGCTAAACAAACGACCATCATCATAAATGAAGCAAATCCAACAATGGATTTTTCATTTATATCATTTTCGTCCATAAACATTCTTTTGAAAAAAGAAACTTTTTTTTCTTGATTTTTCATAATTTTTATTCGTTATTTTTGTTTTCGGATGCATATTTTACACCCATAATTGTGCCTACTATTGAGAAGGCATTAGTTAATAGTATACCAAACATATTAGACCAAGTTGATCCTATAATTTGAGTATCTTTACCGGTAAACATTGCAATACCGTACATAATCGTTGTGATTATCCCAACACTCATAATTACAACCAAAGCTACTTTAACGATTGTACCTATTAATTCGGTTTGTGTTTTTTTCTGCATTACATCCAAATCATTCAGAGCAGCATCCTTAGCTTTTTCTGCTTCAGTTTTGGAATCTTCTGCTTCTTGAAGAGCAATTTTAAGATCTTCGTTTATGCGTATATTTTCTTCCTCAGATGCTAATAATTCTCGGTTTCTTTCTTGTACTTGTTTGGTAACTTCTAATCGTTTTTTTCTGGCTTCTTTGTCCTTTTCTAAAGCAGTTAAAAGATATGTAGAAAATTCAGTATCACCTTCCTCGGGCTGGATAACCTTAAGAATGTTGCCTTCAATGGCAACCCTCTTTGTCTTTTGAATTTCAAGTAAAAAATCTCTAACTACTTTATTTGCTTTCATTATTTATAAATTTTGAATGGTGCAGTTCTATTTTTATAGCCTTCAAAGTCTTTTTTAAATTCCTCTAATCTAGGTTCAATATCATCGGATTTAATTATCCAGAATTGAGCTCCAGATTTAACAGCTTTTGCTTGTTCTTCTGGCTCATTAGACGATGATATGATTCCAATAACTACGTTGTTACCGTATTCGAAATTTATCTTGCGTATAAGTTCAATTCCATCATACGAAGAACCTATTATATTAAGATCTACGAAAACACATTCTGGTTTTCCGGTAGGTTCTTTTTGCCAGTCTGAAAAAAGTTTAGCTGCTTCATCCGAGCTATCTAAAGCCTCAAGAGAAAGTGAAATATCTAAAAGACTACAAGCGTCTTCGAATACTAAGTGGAATAAGCTTTCGTCATCCACTAATAAAATTGAATCAATCATTTTTTTACTTTTATTTTAATTTAATTTTCATTTTTGTTCCTGTATTGAACTTTTCGCAATCCAATTGAAATCCATGTTCTTCTATTATTGCTAATGCAATACTTAATCCCAATCCGCCATTTTCTCTATTCTTTCTAATTTTTTCGAATTTACTAGGACTTAAACCCCTACCATTATCCTCGATCACCAATGTTGTGTCTTCCATATAAACCTTGACTAGTTTCTTTTCACTGTCATTATAATTTAATCCATTACGAATAAGGTTGTCTACCGCTGTGCAAAATAATGAATCATTTACGTTAGCTTCAATTAAGTCCCCAATTTCAACCTGTTTACCATATGCGGTTGTGCTAATATAATCAAAAAGAATGGTCTTAAGATCTACTGTGTTGGTATCTAAAACAACTTCCTGTTTAACAAGATTTGTAAATTCATATACGCTTTTATAGACCTTTTGTGTGTGACTAAGACCCTCTTTAATCATTTTTATAGAACCATCAATTTTCAATTCTTTTGCCGTTTCGTCGGATATTCTTTTTTGTAAAGAATTTAGTCCCCGTGGAATATAAGTATTAATTCCACTGTGCATATCATGTCGGATAATTCTAGCTGCATGTTCTAAATAATTATTCTTTCTATTTATGTCAGAAATTTGTGAATCAATCTCTTCATCCTGAATATTAATTTTCTTTCTTTGTAAAATTACTGCAATAACCAAGATTAAAACAAATAGTGCGGAAAGAACTGAATATAAATATTTTTTTAACTTGTTTTCTTTAACTTTCAAATCCGTGTTTAAATCGGTTAATGATGTATTTGCTTCCTTTAAATTAGTAGATTCCTGGGTTAGACCTATAACGCTCTTTTCTCTTTGTAAAGACTGAATTAGACTGTTTTTAGCATCGATCATATCCGGATCCCCACCGGATCTAACTATGGAATCCCTTTGTTTTGTAAGCTCAGCTATTTTTTCATCAATTTGCTTTGTAAGTTTAGAAACTTCATCTTTTTGTAAATTATTGTACGTTTTTGGTAAATCACTAATGAACTTTTCATCTTTTTTAATAGCTGCTGAAGATGCCGAACTCAACTTGGGTACCTGTCTGATTACGATTTTGGGTTTAGTTAATGCTACCGACATGGAGTCTATTAAAACTGATTGTAAACTGACTTTTTTTGTCAGATCCTCTATTTTTTTATCTTTTTCCTTATCCTTACCAAATCCGAAAAATTTACCCACTTTTTTGCCAAAGGTTTCTTTGGATTTGATAGTATCGGTAACATTTTCTTGAATTACCTCATCATTATCTTTTAAGATTGGTCTTATCTCCAAAACATTTCCAATTGAATCAATTGCTTTTGT